CTTGGCCTACCTATTCCAGATAAACTACGAGACATCTTGGAACAGCTAAAAGACGGAGGAGATAAGGATGGCACTAAGTAATTTAAAGACAAAATACATGGCCAGGAATGATTGTTATACTGCTGGAAGAAAGATTACTCCTAAAGGCATTATGGTCCATTCAACAGCTACTCCAGGTATTATGGCAGCAGATTGGTTTAGTAGATGGAATAAGTCTTACAAGGCAGGGGAAATAAACAGACAAGTTTGTGTACATGCCTTTGTAGATGATAAGGAAGTATATCAGTATCTTCCTTGGGACCATCGAGGATGGCATGGTGGAGGTAAAGCTAATGATACCCACATCGGTTTTGAAATATGTGAACCGGGTGGGTTTTCTTATTCTGGTGGAGCTATGGTAGGCTATGATGTCAAAAAGAATGAATCATATTTTAGAGCCGCTTGGAAGAATGCAGTGGGATTATGTGTATATCTTTGCAAAGAGTATGATCTAACGGAGAAGGATATTATCTGCCATAGTGAAGGCTTTAAGAAGGGCATTGCCAGTAACCACTCTGATGTAATGCACTGGTTTCCAAAGCATGGAGAGAGTATGGATACTTTTAGAGCTGCTGTAAGGGCTGAACTTAATGAGGTTACTAATATTGTAGATATATCAATTGGAGATATTGTAGAAGTTAAATCGTCAGCTGAGAGGTATTATCCCGGGGGACCTATTATTCCTTTATGGGTAAAGAGTAACTCTTATCATAAAATTACTCAAAATACTTCGGGAGGTAAGCTTGTTTATAAGGGTGGAAAGGAATGTGTACTCCTTGGGAAAAAGGTAGATAAGAAAACAAAAGATGATTCAAATGGTATTATGACCTGGATTGATAAGGATAATTTAATCTTGATTTCATCTGTAGCAAAAGAAGTAGTAGCAGATACAACCACTGGAAAATATTATCGAGTACAGCTAGGAGCTTTCTCAAATAAGGAAAATGCAGATG